GTTTAGTACAAAAGCTGCATATTGTCTTGATGAATACGGTGCTGATTTATCTGTTCTTGTTTCCTGAAGTCCATCTAACACATAAACCTTAGTATTTACGAATAATAAATACATATCGTTGTATACTAAGCCATAAGCATATTCAAGGTTCTTTTCTTCTAACAGTTGTCCGTTAACATAGAACGAACGATTCTGCGAATACTTTTCGCCTGTCATGTCTTGAGCTGTAATAGCAAAAATACCACCTCTTGTAAGGAATACTGGTTCTGTCTGTAATGTAGCAAAACTGTTCTTACATATTACTCCGTTACCTTGTAGGGTATTTATTATCTTGAATGATGGCTCTTGGTCGTATAACATTCCACCATCTTCTGTTGTTGTTTCTCCTACTGTAAGCAAATCTCCTTCACGAATGATTACTGCCTGAGTGCTATCATCTTCGTCTTTATGTGCTGCTAAGTAGTTGTTAACGATTGAATAACCCATGATAGCCGAACTATCTGAGCCTAACTTTGCATATCCTGTATCAGGGAAATAATTATATTTGTATTGGTCGCTATGCCAATCGTAGTTTATATAGTTCTTATTTCCACTTAGGAATAATCTATCTGCTGCACCATTTACACCAAACAAAGCTCCTACAGTACAGTTATTAATTCTGTCTGCATATCCTTGATTACTCTTATAAGCAAGTATCTTGATGTTATCTTCTCCTGCTATTGGAGATTCCCCTGGTGCATTATTAAATGTAACAGTTCCGTTTACTCTATCTACTGCAAAATCTGTATTTTCAATCTTTTCTCTAAATACACCGTTATTATCCATAACCCACGCTTTAACTGGTGGATTTTGGTCTAAGCTATTAAACGATAACTGAAACTGTGTTACTCCTGCTTCTCCAGCAAACAATTCAATAAATGCTGGTGTTAATAAGTTCAAATCTTCGTATGATGTTCCACCACCAGTAGGCGACTTTGCGATTGTTACTGTTGGTACATAAGCTATGTTATCTGCGTTGCTATCACTTGTAGATGGTGTTGTTGATACGTTATAGAATGAATGGTTATCTCTGTTGTATACGTGATAACTCTGTCCGTCTATAATGTACATTTTGTTTTCATTCTGCCATGACTTCGAGTAATCCTTGTTCATATCATCAGCAAGTAATGTATATACTCCGTTTATTTCCTGATACATACAGTTACCTACATGAACTAATCTTATATAGTCATTTTCGTCTAAATTCGTCTTTAGTGTAGCTTCTGCTAAGTGTATATTGCTTACTGTCGCTGTCGCACTATATGAAGCCGAATTGCCTGTTACTGTGACTTTTATTCCACTTATATAGCACATACTATCGTCATATACTGTGTGATTTTCAGTTGGATCAACAACGCATGAAATGTCGTAACCACCTGAGTTAAAACTTGTATATACTCTTGCAGGGAATACTTCTACCGTAGTTGGTGTTGTACTTCCCCTTTGATACTTAATAGCTTCAAAACTAACGTCTAAGTTTAATAATGCTCCACCTGATATATTGCTTAATTCAACATGAGCCATAACATACTGTATGCCTGTTGAATGTGTTGAATTGACTGGTGCAGTCATTGGTGTTGTGTTGTTTACTGTTCCACTTGATGATGAAGCTGTTGTATCTCCACCTAACGTATAAAACCTTAATTCAGGTATTTCTATGTATGATGAATAGTTTAGATTGTAGCTTTCATTCTGCACAACAAAGTAAATCATTACATCACTTAATGTTACGTCTATTACGTTACTTGAAGCATTTTTGAATATAAAAGCATTTGTTGTTTCTGCTATATCAAAGTTTGCGTAATACTGTGTAGCATGACCGATAGAGTCAATTCTCTTCCAATCACTATTTGTAATGTATGGCGAAAAGTCTACAGCACCTTCTGTAACGTAGGTAAACTGTATATGTATCTTTGTTCCATAAGGTACGCAATCTTCTGAATATATATAAAATTCTTCGTTTGGTGCAAGGTCTTTTACTGATATTACTTTTGATTTACACAAGTTCTGCTTGTATACAGTAGATTCTCCTTGTGACTTAAGAACATGAGCACCGTATACCTTGCCTTCTTCAAAGATATGCTTTGTGGCATATCCCATTCTTTTACGTACCTTTCCTGGCACGTCCCTTATCATATTAGGTGCGTTTGGCGATCTTGTTTCACTAATATTTGTACCAGTATTAGTAAGGTCTACACCTAAGAAATTATCTATTTCTAATACATCACGTTTCGGTGATGATGGTACGTTGAATGTAACTGCCATATCTTAAATCCACCCACTCTTACTAATAAACTCTCCTGCACTTGGTGCGTTTGCCTTGTTCTTTAATCTTTCAAATGCTACTTCAAATTCATTTCTGTATGATGTAGCAATTCCGTTATCATCATCTTTATATAACTGAGAAGCCATATACAAAGGCAATAAAACGGCTACTTCTTCATCTATAGGCATTTCATAAGTATCGTCAGTATTAATTGTTATCTGCTCAGGATATGCCTTGTAATAGATTGTAAAGTTACCTATCTGTTCTCTATTAAGCACAAGAACTGTGTTTCCTTCCTGCCAAAATTCCTGTGTCTGTGTATATGGATTGCTATTTCCTTCAAAGTAAATATCTGTTGTATCAAGCATATAAAAGTCAGGTGCTAAGTCTTTAAGTGCATATCTAACCTTTTCTCCGTATGCCTGTACTTCATCTGCTGTTTCCCATTTAGCTGAATACATAGCCATATTCTTAATTGCCATTGGATAGTCAGTAGTAAATGTAATTTTTACTTTTTCGTTATTTGGATTAGTTACTAACCCTTTGTATTCTTTGAAACCTTGCTTATTGTCTATGTTTATTGTTTCAACTAATGTTGCACCAACATATACTTCACAAGTTCCTTTACCGTTTACTTGAAAATAATATGACTTGCAATCGTTAGCTTCGACTGTATATGTACCTTCTAATATCTGTATCAGTCTGCTAACTTCCGTAGAAATAAGATTTTTAACTGGATTGTGTGTTATCTGCAACGGCTTGATAATAAACTTACCAGCAGTAGATAACAACTGTAAGCCTTCGTTTGCTACGTAAGGCATAGCATAGATATAATCTTTTGTTGATTCATCTACAACTATTCTGTCTTTTTCTGAAGCAGCAAACATTTTCTGTAATGTTGCTAACTTTATATCAAACCATGTTGTCATGTTTTCCCTTTCTTGATAATAAAAGAAGGGTGCTTATACACCCTTCAATCTATCAATTAATTCTTCTTTGCTACCCTTAGCACTAATGCCTTTTTCTTTTGCGATTTTCTTAAGGTCTGAATATGCTATTGATTCATAGTTGGATTCATCTTCGATTTCAACCTTTGGGGTTTCTGCCCCATCACTTGCCTTGCCGACAAGTGATGAAACATAATTACCCATTGTATCTATGGCTGTAACCTTGTACTTAAAGTTTTCATCATCAAATGTATCTCCAACCTTTAAGCCTTTAATAACCATAAAAGTTCTCCTATATTATGAGAGTGTTGTACCTACCTGTGCACCACCTAAGATTACGTGCTGCCATGCACCGAAACCTGCTGAGAAACGTGTATAACCTGACCAAACAAGGTTTCTTGTTTCAATCTTAACTTCGTTGATTACATCAAGTGGTACTCTGTCATAGAATAAGTTACCCTGAAGCTCCTTGTTAGCTTCGCTTGACATAAGAATATATGGCTGTGTCTGTACTGATTCTACAACTGGTGCTGACCATCTGTGGTCAATGATAAGCTTCCATAAGCCCTTCTGTGTGTTGACATCATTGTAATCTGAACCAACAAGAAGGTCAGAACGAATGATTCTCTTGATTGTATCTTCAAGAACTGGTGTGTTACCAGGAATAATGATTGTATCAAACTGATAACCCATAACCTGACCTGACTGGTTCTTAAAGTTTCTACCAATGTTAGCAAGTCTGTTAAGCATTGTTGAGTCTGTACCAAAAGCGTTTGTGAATACGTTTGACTGTGTTGAACCAGTTATTGTCTTATATGGATGGTTTGTAGCAAAAAGTGCAACGCTATCTCCTGTTGTCTTGTCAAGGTTAGCACCTGCTGTTGATGTACCGAATGTGAATGTACCACCTTCTGTTGTAAGTGCGTCTGATGCGAACTGTGCTCTTGATCTCTTATAAGCACGTACAAAGTTTGCTGCTGCAATCTTCATTGTGTCAATCTGTCC